GATGACTTATGAAATAGACTCAACAGATACTTTTAGTAATGCGCCGGTTATTCCGGGCGAGGGCGTGCTTGCAGCTAACGGCATTTATGCGTTGATGACCAACATCGACTCAACGCAGATTTATTATGGCTAAAAAGAAAGGCCCGGTTCTCTCGGTAGGTCGCGGCGAGAAGCTGCCGGTCTCTAAAGGGGCTGGGCTGACTGCTAAAGGCCGCGCTAAGTACAACGCAGCCACAGGATCAAACCTTAAAGCGCCACAGCCGCAAGGCGGTGCTCGCAAGAAGTCATTCTGTGCCCGTATGTCTGGTATGCCCGGTCCAATGAAGGACGAAAAAGGCAAACCTACTCGTAAGGCTGCTTCACTAGCTAGATGGAAATGCTGATATGAACGAAACTGTTTCAACTGCAAGAGAACTCGCTACACACGCAGCGGATATTGCGCACCTTCAAAGTGATATGGACAAAATGTCTGCTGATATGGCAGAGATTAAAACCATGATTGCCAACATCAATACAACACTTGCGGAAGCCAAAGGCGGCTGGAAAGTGCTCATGATGTTTGGTGGTGCAGGTGGTCTAGTAGGCGCAATGGTAGCCCAGATTATTCACGCAATCCCCGGAGGTAAGTGATGAAAGCTAACCCAATGAACCCTAAGAATCCAGCTAAACCTAGCGTTGCAAAGGCTATCAAAATTCCAACTCGTGGGCACAACCGTGCTGATCTCCAGAAGGTAAACAATCCAAAAACCAACCAAGGCTCTACAGAGCTTTTTAAGAAAGGCGGCGATACTATGGCTACTAAGATGAACCCCGGCTTCATGGCAATGATTGCTAAGAAAAAAGACGGCGCTAAGAGTGCTATGCCAGCGGCTCTAGCGAAACACGCAGCTAAACCTGCATCCAAAGCTCACGCTGGCCTCAAAGCCGGTGGTATGACCAAGATGGGCGCTGTCAAAACCAGCCCTAAGCCTGACGGTATCGCCAAGCGCGGCATGACCAAAGGCACTCAAGTCACTATGAAGAAAGGTGGGAAGTGCTAATGGCTACTAAAAAACGTGCAAAACGATTTGATCGTGGTGGTATGTCTGAAGAAGACTTAGCTAGTAATCCTAATCGCGGTATCGTAGATCAAACTGAAGAAGAAGCGGCAAATGAAGCTGCAATGACGATGCGCCAACGTGCAATGACTGAAGGCGATCGTGATGAGAAAGCAATGGCTACACCAGCAATGCGCAGCCTCAAAGTTGAGGCGGAAGCCCCAGTTAAATCTGCGCCTGCAATGCGTAAACCTAAGCCGTCTGGTGTTTCGGATACAGGTTCAAAATTAAGAGCAATGGACAATGCGATGGCTCCTAAAAAACCCGAGACCCTAGACGAACGTAGGAACCGCAGAGCCACAGAGTTTAAAGAGCTTTTTACAAGAAGGTCACCGATGGCTGCTGCCCGCGATGCTATGAAGCCTAAGTTTAAAGCTAGCTCAAGCTACGCTTCGGGTGGTTCAGTATCTGCTTCGTCCCGTGCCGACGGTATTGCTACCAAAGGCAAAACTCGTGGAAAGATTTGCTAAATGAAATACCCCGACGCTACTCCGGTGGACGAGCCTGTAGCTAAGCCAAAACAGGCGGCTAGCGCACCTAAGCAGGCAAAAGCCAAGACGTACCCTGATTCAGTCCCAGTGGATGAACCAGTCGTAAAAAAGGCCAAGGGTGGGTCCATCCGTGGCGGCGGTATCGAGTCCCGTGGCAAGACCAAGGGTAAGATGATTACCATGAAAAACGGCGGGATGTGCTGATATGTTAGCCAGTCGCGGTATGGGTAACATCAACCCCTCCAAGATGCCTAAAGGCAAGACGATCACTCGTAAGGATGATCCGAACAAGGTCGAAATGTATGCAGAAGGCGGCAAAGTAAAATCCAAAGTAAATGCGGCGGGTAACTACACGAAGCCTGATTTACGCAAACGGATTTTTAACAGCGTCAAAGCTGCGGCGATCGTAGGTACGGGTGCAGGGCAGTGGTCCGCACGTAAAGCTCAAGTTATGGCTAAACGGTATAAAGCCGCAGGTGGCGGGTACCGTGACTAAGTGGTCTGATAAACGCAAGAAGTCTATAGACTGCGATAACCCAAAAGGTTTTTCAGAGAAGGCCCACTGTGCCGGTAAGAAAAAAATGGCCGGTGGTGGTTTGGCTAAACCGCAACAGTCTCTCAAGGACTGGGGCAAACAAGATTGGACAACTAAAAGTGGTAAAAAATCTTCTGACACAGGTGAGCGCTACCTTCCAAAAGCTGCAATCAAAAGTCTTAGCGCTAGTGAGTATGCTGCAACGACCAAAGCCAAGCGAGCCGGGAAAGCCGCCGGAAAACAATTCGTAGCACAGCCTAAAACAATTGCAAAGAAAACAGCGGGATTTAGATAATGGCTAAAGCAACTGATATAAGTGATTTGCGCAAGCTGGAAGACGATGAAAAAGAACACGGCAAAACTTCAACAAAACTGAAGTCGTATGCAACGGGTGCGTTGAATTTAGTGCCGTTTTTAAATCAGTCGGGTATTTCATACCCCGGACCCAAAGAATACGAAGCTAAGGGAAAGGGGCTCAGCCGCTCTATTGCATCGGAACGCGAAGCTATTAAAAGGGGCGAAAGAGACTACATCGTCCAAGACGAGGCTCCGCTTCCTAAAGGTATGATTGAAAAAAAGGCAAAAGGCGGTAAAGTTACAGCTTCCAGCCGTGCCGATGGCCTCGCACAACGCGGCAAAACCCGTGGGAAAATGATCTAATATGGCAAGCTCAGGAACCTCAGCGTTTAATCTAGACCTTACCGAATTGGTAGAGGAGGCGTTTGAACGTGCTGGTTCTGAACTGCGCACGGGCTATGACCTGAAGACAGCTCGCCGTTCCCTTAATCTTTTATTTGCAGACTGGGCCAATCGTGGTGTAAACATGTGGACGTTTGAGCAGGGGACGATTACCTTGACTCCGGGCTTATCTACTTATGCTCTACCCGTGGACACCGTAGACCTTTTAGAGCACGTTATACGTACTGGCGCAGGCACTGCCTCGACACAAGCGGACCTAACAATCACACGTATTAGTGTGTCTACCTACGCTACGATCCCTAACAAACTTCAGCAAGCTCGCCCCATTCAGATTTGGATACAGCGGCTTGACGGTGAGCGGTCAGCTATTGGTACAGTTTTGACAAGCGCAATCACAGCTACAGACACTACGATTAGTGTAGCTACTACAGTAGGTTTGGCTACATCTGGCTTTGTAATGATTGAGTCAGAGATTATCTTCTACGGCGCTGTTTCTGGCACTCAACTTCTATATTGCTACCGTGGACAGGCTTACACCACTGCGGCGTCGCACATCAACGGAACTCCCGTATACGCGCAGAACTTACCCTGCGTAACGGTATGGCCTACCCCAGACAACACTACTACTTACCAATTAGTTTATTACCGCATGCGCCGTATTGACGATGCAGGTAACGGTGTAAACACAATGGATGTACCTTTCCGGTTCTTACCCTGCATGGTTGCAGGTTTGGCCTACTACTTGGCGCTGAAGGTCCCTAACGGGGCTATGCGGCTGGACATCCTCAAAGCACAGTACGACGAAGCATGGCAGTTTGCTGCAACGGAGGACAGGGAATCAGCGGCGTCGCGGTTCGTCCCACGTCAGATGTTTATAAATTAAGTTATGGGCAATAGATTTGCGTCAGGAAAAAGGGCGATTGCAGAGTGCGATCGCTGTGGGCAACGGTATAAACTGAAACAGCTAAAGAAAGAGATTATCAAGCTTAAGGAATACAACCTTTTGGTGTGTCCTGAGTGCTGGGACCCGGATCAACCGCAGTTGCAGTTGGGTATGTTTCCAGTAGATGATCCACAGGCCGTGCGTAATCCGCGTAATGACACGACTTATGTTACATCGGGCACAAACACAAGTGGGTACCCTTCGGGGGGCTCTAGAGATATTCAGTGGGGTTGGTACCCGGTAGGTGGGGCATCATTTTTTGACGTTGCGTTGACGCAGAACTACTTGGTTGCAACGACGAATGTTGGTATAGTTAGTATTACGGTTTCATAGGAGTTAATCATGGATAAAAAAACTGTCAAACGTATTGCAGATACCGAGGCCAAGAAGATGGTTAAGGGTCACGAGTCACGTATGCACGTAAAAAAGATGAAGGCCGGTGGCCCCACATCTGAAGACCGGATGCGAGTTGGTCGCAACCTGTCCCGCGCAGCTAATCAGAAAACGGGGTGAATCATGGCAACACAAAGCATGAAACGCATGGGCAAAGAAGTTGGCCCTGCCAGCCTCTACGCTAAACCTCACACTATGTCAGGCGGTAGCGTAACCGTTGCTGAAAATCCCGGCAAAGAACCTAACCGTAGCAAGTTAGACTCGTTTGACGTAAGCGTGGGCAATATCAGCAAATCTGCTGGTAACGAGCCAACTAAAACAACTGGTATCAAAATCCGTGGTACTGGCGCGGCTATCAAAGGTGTGATGGCCCGGGGCCCAATGGCATAAAGTATGAACTACGCTGCTCTAGTTACTGCAATCTCCGATTACACGGAGAACACATTCCTAACTGCGGATATGAATATGTTCATAAAGCAGGCAGAGCAGCGCATTTACAACACCGTTCAGTTCCCCCCGCTGCGTAAAAACATGACAGGGACTATTACAGCCAATAACAAGTACTTGTCTTGCCCTGAAGATTTTCTTTCGTCTTACTCGTTAGCTGTGGTCGATACTACTGGAGCGTATTCTTTTTTACTTAATAAAGATGTTAACTTCATCCGTGAAGCATACCCCACCCCAACCGACACAGCTATCCCTAAGTACTACGCTTTGTTTGGTCCGACAGTTTCGGGGTCTGTTATTAGCACTGAGCTTTCGTTCATTCTTGGCCCAACGCCAAATGCTACATACGTTGTAGAGCTTCACTATTACTACTATCCAGAGTCTATTGTCACTGCTAGTACTACATGGCTAGGTGACAACTTTGACTCCGTATTGCTCTACGGGTCGTTGGTAGAAGCAATTACCTACATGAAGGGCGAAGCCGACATGGTTGCTCTTTACGATGGCAAGTACAAAGAAGCGTTAATGCTGGCTAAACGACTTGGCGATGGCCTTGAGCGTCAGGATGCGTACCGTAGCGGTCAATACCGTCAGGCAGTCACATGATCGTCCAAACCCAGACCACTTCGTTTAAAGCAGAGGTGTACCAAGCGGTACACAATCTGTTAACGGACACAATCAAGATTGCCCTTTACACGGCAAACGCTAACCTTGATGCCGATACCACGGTATATAGCACCCTCAATGAGGTTGTAGCGTCAGGCTATACAGCGGGCGGAAACACCATGACAGGCGTTGCGCTTAATACTTCTGGGTACACGGTCTACGTTAACTGGGCTAATACGTCTTGGTCAACAGCAGTGACAGCACGGTGCGCCTTGATTTACAATGCCAGTCAAAGCAATAAGTCCATTGCAGTGTTGGATTTTGGGTCAGATAAAACATCTACCACTACGTTCACCATCACAATGCCCGCCAATACAGCTACTTCAGCGTTAATTAGGAGTTCAAATTGATTGTTACGACTACCAAAGGTGAAATGGACGATTCCTTGTTGGAGCATCGTTCTGGCACTGTAGACAATGAAAACGAGTTAACTACTTGGACCGAGTACTGGTTGGATGGTGAATTAGTTCACCGATCTGCTCACGTTACGCTGAAGAAAATACCCACTTTTGCAGGCGCTGAAACCGCTTCTTTTTAAGGAAATATCATGGCAAATACCCAATCAATGTGCACCTCGTTTATGGGCGAGTTAATGACCGCAACCCATAATTTCGGTACTGCACCGACCCGTGGAACGGGCGCAACCGACACATTTAAAGCGGCTCTGTATCTGACCTCAGCTACTTATAACGCGGCAACCACTGCGTACTCTGCAACAGGAGAAGTATCTGGGACCAATTACACCGCAGGCGGTGTGACGGTAACAGCAGCAACGCCGCCAACAGCAACCAACAGTTCAGCAACGGCAGGCGTAGCGTTTTTTACACCGTCAGCTTCGCTTACGTACACAACCGTAACCTTGAGCACTGCGTTTGATACCGTATTGATCTACAACTCTACTCAGAGTAATAAAGCGGTTTCTGTACACACATTTGGTTCACAGACGATCACTGCGGGTACATTTACGTTGACTATGCCTACAAACAACACGTCAACTGCGTTGTTGCGTTTGGCTACAACCTAAGAGTAGTTTGTGGCTCTCGGCTGGGGTGATGACACTTGGGGTGATTACGGCTGGGGCGGAGCGATTCCAACCACAGGTGTCGTCGCTGCGGGCGCTGTTGGCACGGTAGAGCACAGTAAAACTGTAGCCCTAAGCGGAGTAGGCGGTACAGGCGGGGTAGGGGATGTTGTTAAGGCTACCAACCTCAACAAACTTGGAGACTTAGCTTCTGGGTTTGTAGGTTCAGTTACTTATGACCACACCATAGCGTTAACTGGGGTTGCGGCGACAGGGGCAGTTGGAATTGGTTGGGGTGGTGATACTTGGGGTTCTAATAGTTGGGGCGGCGTAAGTCTTATCCCAGTATTTGTCTATGAAGTAGCTATTACAGGTGTTTCGGCTACTGGCGAAGTGGGGGAGCTTCTTGAGATTAACAACCCCAACAAACTTGGAGACTTAGCTTCTGGGTTTGTAGGTACTGTTGAGGCAAATAGAACTGTAGCGCTTTCAGGCGTAGCTGCAACAGGAGCAGTTGATACAGTAGTTGGGTCGGCTGTAACAAGTATTTCAGGCGTTAGCGCTTTAGGGGCAGTAAATCAAATTATTGTTCCGTTACCGTCGAACCAAGCTAATGGCGCGGTTGGAACTGTTACTACAGATAGGGTAATGGCCCTTACAAGCGCTAGCGCAGGTGGTTCCGCAGGTTTAGTAGCTCTGGCTAATAGGTCTTTTGCGCTGACTGGAGACTACGCAGCAGGTGACATAGGGGTTGTAATTGCGGTATATTGGAAGCTAATTGATGACATGCAGGTCGCAAACTGGCAAAATATAGATAACGTGTAATCCAAAATTGGGTTGAAATAGTAACTTGAGGTAAATTATGGCAACATCAGCAACGGCACTTTTGGGCCTAGCCCTCCCCGTAACGGGCGAATTGTCCGGTACATGGGGCGATACGGTCAACAACTCTTTGACAGCATTGCTAGACACCGCTGTAGCAGGCACTACCACACTTAGCACAGACGCAGACGTAACCCTGACAACCACAACCTTAGCGGCTAACCAATCACGTCAGGCAGTTCTTTTGTGTACAGGCGCTCGCACAGTTCTGCGAAATATCACAGCCCCGGCGCAGTCTAAAACGTATGTAGTCGTAAACATCACAACTGGCGGATTCCCTGTAGTTATAAGAGGCGCTGGGCCTACTACCGGTGTAACAGTTGCTGCAGGGTCTATAGCTTTTGTAGCTTGGAACGGATCAGATTTTGTTTCGCTTTTGAACAATCCGACAATTACAAACTACACCGAGTCTGTGGTTGCGATTGGCACTGTTGGGGCTTCGAGCACACTGTCGTTGACCAACGGTACGGTGCAGACTGCAACCTTGACAGCCTCAACCCCTTGCACATTTACAATGCCAACCGCAACGAATGGTAAAAGTTTTATTCTGCAGATAACTCAAGCGGCTACAGGCATGACTACTGCTACTTTTACAGGAGTAAAGTTTAATGCAGGTACAGCACCAGTCATTACGGCAACCGCGTCAGCCGTAGACATACTCTCATTTGTTGCTATCGGTTCTACTTGGTACGGCACTTACGCACAGGCGTTTGCATAATGTTCGCAGCACTTAATGCTTTTCTTACTGGGGCACTGCCCGTATTTAATTTCAACCTAACTACTGGGTCGGATTTAAATCTGCGAACGCAAGCGTTGGCGGCTGGGTGGAATGGTGTTTTTCCGCTAGTTGCAACGATACCCGTTAGTAACACAATCAGCGGCACAGCTGGAAATACTGCATTAACCATTAACGGCTCGTTTCCTAACAAAGTAACGCTGATAAACAATGGTTTAATCCAAGGTTTTACTGGCGCTACTGGCACTACTGGCGCTACTGGCGCTACTGGTAATCCCGGTGGAGCAGGAGCAGCGGGGACAAATGGTGCGGCGGGCGGCGGTGGCGGCGGTGGATACGCCGCACCGGGCAATGCAGGTGGTGCGGGCGGTGCTGCTGGTAACGGTAGCACAGGCGGTAACGGAACTGCTGGTGGTACGGGCGGTACGGGCGGTACGGGTAATACAGGTGGTTTAGCTATTCTCGTTTCTGTCCCTGTCTCTATTAACAACCTAACTACCATTTCTGGCGGTACGGGAGGTTCCGGCGGTGCGGGCGGTACGGGTGGTACAGGTGGTCCCGGAGGCGCGGGCGGCGCTGCTGGAGTTCGGTCCGGTGGTGGCGGCGGTGGCGGCGGTGGTGGGTATTATGATGTTGGAACCCCCAAATCCCCTTCGTATATTTATACTGCTGGTGGTACTGGTGGTAACGGATACAGCGTTGCTGGTGGCGGTCCATTTGGAGGCGCTGGTGGTGGAGTCAATGCGGGTACAGGCGGCACAGGCGGCGGCTCAGGTGGCGCAGGTTCAACAGG